GACAGATATATTGTCCTACGATGAACAAAAGGCAAAGCATTTAGCATTCAAGCGAGCAATAACACGATACTGTGAGATTTTTAATAGAGATTAATATGGACGACGACATAGATTTAGAAGACCTTGACCTTGATGTTAAACGCTCGAATGAACTTAATGAAGTTTTCGAGAAAGCATTGCAGTCATTTAACAATGTTCAGGTTACCCTTACTGAAGAGCGTCAAAAAGCGATGCAGGATCGTCGATTTTGTTGGGTGGAAGGCGCACAGTGGGAAGACTTTTATACCGAGCAATGGACAAATAAGCCCAGGCTTGAAATAAATACACTGCAGCAGGCTGTAACAAGGATAGTTAACGAATACGTCGATAACAAAATCACTGCTATTTTTAGTCCTTCGGACGGTTCTAATTCTGACGAAGAGTGCGATAATCTAAATTCGTTATATCGCGCACAAAGCAAGGTTAATGGAGATGAGCATAGAAAAAATGCCCTAATAGATGCTGTAACGGGCGGATATGGTGCTTGGAGGTTGCGAGCAGTTTATGAGGATGAATATGACGAAGAGAACGACGACCAAGTAGTAATATTTGAACCTATTGTTGATGCAGATACATCCGTGTTTTTTGATCTAAATGCAAAGCGTCAAAATAAATCTGATGCCACTGAGGGATGGATCATCACAAGCATGGATGCTAAAGAGTTTGAGATAGAGCATAAACAAACCCCAGCATCATGGCCTAAACGTGAATCACAAAACTATTTTGATTGGTACCGGGAACAGGTAGTTTATATTGCCGAATATTACAAAGTCGAAGAAACTAATCTAACTATTAGGTTTTATACTGGCTTGACTGGCGATGAAAAGAAGGTTTCAAATGATGAATTTAAAGATAAAGATTTTATCTCTGAACTTGAAGCTATGGGATATACGCTTTCGAGGACTAAAAAACAAAAGACGCGCAAAGTGCATAAATATATCATGTCGGGCGGTGGCATACTTGAAGATTGCGGATATATTGCCGGAAAATATATTCCGATAATTCCAGTTTATGGAAAGCGTGTATTTATTGATAATATGGAGCGAGCAAGCGGTATTATTCGTATATGTAAAGACTCTGCACGTTTAAAGAATGTTCAAGCGTCAAAGCTTGCTGAGATTGCAAGCGGCTCTAGTGTTGACAAACCAATATTTTTACCCGAGCAAGTACGTGGTCATGAAGCACGATGGGCGGAGGATGCCATTAAGGATTATCCATACCAATTAGCTAACGCCGCATACGATATTAATGGACAGCCATTTCCATTAGGTCCAATAGGACAATTATCTGCTCCTCAAGTCCCACCAGCTTTATCCGCTTTGATGCAATCTACTAATGATGATTTGCAACAGTTACTTGGTAATCAGCAAGACGGAGAGATTTTGCAGGCTAACCAGTCTGGCATTGCTGTTGAGTTGGTTCAGAATCAAAAAAACATGGGGAATGCTGGATATATGGACAATTTAGCGATTGCCGAGGAGTGGAGTGCTAAGGTCTGGCTTGAAATTAATAAGGATATCTTGACAAGACCTGGACAAAAATTAAAAGGCGAGAATCAAGGCGGTAAATCTGAGCAAATTGAGATTAAGAAGCTTGTATTGGATGATAATGGTAAAACTAAGTATATCAATGACTTCCAGAATCTTAGGCTAATGGATGTGACTGTTGATATTGGTCCGACTTCCGCAACGAAACGCGCTGCAACTGAAAAAGGTTTGATGGCATTATTGCCTAGTATTCAAGACCCTGCCACGCAGTCTATTTTGGGTAACATGATCCTTGCTAATAGTGAAGGTGAAGGTATGAGCGAGATTCGCCCATATTTTAGACAGCAATTAATAAATCAAGGGGCTATTGAGCCCACGAAGGAAGAAAAAAAGAAAATGCAGGAAGAGCAATCCGCACAACAATCGCCCCCACCTGACCCACAAACGGAAGCAAATACAGCATTCCTTAATGCCAGCGCAGAATCGGAAGCGGCTAAATCTGAAAACCTTAAGGCGCAGACAGCTAAAGTACAGAAGGAGGCAGAGCAAGTCGAGGCGAATACACAAAAGATCAAGGCGGATGCCCGAGTTAGTGAGCTAAATGCTATCCAGATTGCACAGACACTTGATCATAACAAAGCCAAAATTATTAATGACTGGCTTGAAGCAAATTTACCACAACCACCTGAACAGGATGAACAGGCTAATGAACAAATTGAGCAGCCGCAACAACCACAACCGCAACAACCGCAACAACCACAACAAGGGGAATGAATGAAAAGTTTTTTATTTAGAATAGAGACTGACAAACAATTGCTTGATGAAAGGATCAAAGAGATACAGGATTTCTGGGAGTCACCTGATTTTTTTAGTGTATCATACAAGATGAGAAGAATACTCGAGGATCAAATGCATTATATGAAAAAGTATTCTCAGACATTAACAGAACGGCAGGAACTGATGAGGGGTTACAATGGATATTTTAGATAAATATGAAGAGGAACAGTTAGATGAACCTGTCGAAACTATTGAAGGGGAAGAGCCTTTACTGGATGATGATGGGGAAGATGAAATTACCATTGGTAAGCCTGATGAGCTAACCGAGGAACAACTTGCAGAAAAAGAGTTGCATGAATCTAATCCAATGAAAACGATTAGAAACGAACTTAAAAAGAAATCTGATGAAAATAAACGATTAAGAAAAGAACTTGAGTTGATTCAACAGCCGATTACTAATCAGCATGTACCTGATGTGATCGAGAAGCCTACTCTTGAGCGATGCGCTTGGGATACAGCACAATATGAATCAGAGCTTGCTAATTGGGTATTGCATCAGCAGCATTTACAGCAACGAATTATTGATGAGCAAGTTCGTGTCCAGGAGGCACAGAAAGGATGGGCAGGATTAGTTGATAATTACAAGTCTGAAAAGGAAAAGCTTAAGGTTAAAGATTTTTATGTTGCTGAAGATGAGTTTGTATCTGCAATTGATCCTGATAGGCAGGGAATTATCCTTAAGCATTTCAAAGAACCGGCGAAGATCATTTATGTTTTAGGTAAGAACTTAACCAAGCTTGATGAGATTCAAAAGATTACCGACCCCATTGCATTTGCATTGGCAGTTAGAGATATTGAAAAAGAGATTACTATGACAAAAAGATCAAGCGCACCGCCTCCAGAGAAACGGGTGAATACTGGAACTGGGGCTGGTGTAGCAATGAGCGCAGCCAGTGATAAGCATCTTGAACGGTTACGTGCTGAGGCAGATGCTTCAGGGGATCGATCAAAAGTTGCGGCTTATTTGAGGAGCATTCAAAAATGAGCGAGGACATTAACGATCCTGACGTGATTTTGCGTAATTCAATGGGTAAAATGGAAATGTGTTTAGTTTTGGGTTATAAAAAAGACACAGATAACTTCTATTTTGCAGGGTCAACAGGTTCTAAGAAAGAGTTGATTTATTTGTGTGAGTCTTTTAAATTCGCATTGCTTAATGGTGATTGTGATTAAATAGTTGCATTTTCATAAATCATGCTATTATAATATTGTAAAGGTTCCCGAGCTTCCTATCGAAAACTCGTGTATTATGCCCACCGCCCAGGCTTTATTGAGCGAGATTAAAGAACAATAAACTTAATCTACTTAATGGAGCCACTCCAATGGCAGCAAATAATTTATTAAAGCAGATCGCCGTACAATTCGACGAGCTGTTAGTTGGATTCGATGACCAACTTGTAACATCAAAAAACGTCGAAACTTTTAACGTACCAGGTGAAACATTCCAAAGATCATCCGATGTGATCTGGAGAAAATTGCCAACAATTTCAACGTCCGGAAATGGTATTGATGCCACTACCGATTTCACAAATGCAAGTGCTACTCAGTTATCAGTCCCGGCATCAGTAGGATTCCAAAAACATTCTGTTTTCGCTTTAAACGGCTTGGAACTTCGAGACGCATTAAGCCAAAAAACCTTATTGGC